CAACGATGTAGTGTGGTACCGCACGATGGTAAAGCCAGAAGATGTAACCATTGTCAATGATGATTTGGCACTGGTCGGTCTTTCGGGTGTATTATTTAAGTCTGACGACCGCGTTCTAAGGCATTTACTGGATGAGCCTGTTAAAGGCAGTGTACGCTCCGTTATAAACGGATGTTCAGTGGTGTCTCAATATGATGAGAGTAAGGCTTCTATTGTTACTGCTGGAGGACGTAAGGGATGGAACATATTCTCTAGGGAGGATGAGTCTTTCTACGTTAAACATAGGTATGTTTATATGTGGGATGCTCACTCTCAAGGGATGTGCGGACTCCCTCTGGTGGCCAAAATCGGAAGAGGCGCAGCCATTATTGGTATACACTTTGCCGGGGCGGCGAATAACGGATCTCAAATGTCAGCAGCCATTCCGCTGCTCAGTCATGAGCTACGGAATGCCCTGTTTGAATGGAATAACTCCAAAAGGCTGATGCCCCTACACAGCGAGAGCCTTGCCATTCCCATGATTTCGGAAGAACTTGGGGAACCGAGCGAAAAATCCATTTGGCGACATGAGTATATTGGAGGTGTTGACTATTATGGAAAATGTCCTGGGAACGTAAACGTTAATCAGAAATCGAAATTACGAACACTCCCTGGAGCAGAAGCAGCGGTGGATGTTCTTACCGATGTGTTGGGGCAAGGCCCCACACAGGAGTTTGCACCACCGCTAATGAAGCCTCGGTTCGATGATTATGGAAACTATCTTTATCCTTTTAATTTAGGGGTGAAGAAGTTATCAGGCCAGAGAGCACCACTTGACAAGGGTGTTTTGCGTCATGTGTGTGATATCATTCGAGATCGTATTCTAGATGGTGTTGGTGGAGAGAATATTGCACCACTAACAGTCGAGGAGGCGATTAATGGGTGTGTAGACAACCCTTTTATCCGACGATTAAATTGTTCAACCTCCCCCGGCTATGGCAAGTCGGGAAAGAAAGGTGATTGGTTGCCTATAGACCATGGCGTTACCCGTGTCCCCACTGAGGAACTCAAGACTGAGATTCAGTCTGTAATTCAAGTGTATATGGATGAGGGGACATACCGACCCGTTTACGCTTTGAAATTGAAGGACGAACCGCGAGAAATCGAGAAAGTAGTTATTGGGAAAACTCGTATTTTTGCTGTGTCTCCCCTGGCTCATCTCGTAGTGTCACGCTTAGCCACGGCCCCATTTTATTCTCTTATGCAACAGTTTCCAGAAGTTTTTTGTACTGCAATAGGGATTAATATGCATAATGGTGCCGATAGGCTTTATAATCATCTGACTTCTTTAAGTTCCAACATCATGGAGGGTGATTATGGCTCGTTTGATCAGAGGATGCCTTTTGATATAGGGCACGCAGCAGTTACTGTTATCAGTGAGGTCTGCGAGGCTCTAGGATATAACAAATCCGCCATGAAAATTCTGCGAGGAGTACTAACTGATAATATGTTTCCAGTGTGCGAAGTAAATAAAGATATATTTTGCGCGCCTGGCTATCAACCTTCAGGAAAGTATGCCACCGCAGAAGACAATAGTAT